AGTGCGTATTATGGGTCTAAATTATGTTGAGTGGTTCGCTTTGCTTAACTGAATAAGAACGTGGGTGAGCAACATGCTCAATGAGGAGGTCGGCTTGTCCGGCCTTTTTGATGCTCGTTGGGAAAATCGTTGTTAGAAGTTAACCCGTAACATAATTTGCACAATGCGCACTAACATTTCGAGTTTGTCATCCAATGACATACCAGTTTGTCAAAAAAATAACATACTCCTACCTTTTTAAATCCCTTTATTTGTTCGTTCTCGACCTTGAGTGATGACGACGAGCGGGACTAGCGTAGGAGGAAGAACGATAGGGAGAGTACACTATCTTTAATAGTGTACTCTTGTGCGGATTTCGCATTTACTGGATTCTTACATTTCTACTGTAGTGTCTAATTAGCATTGCTTCTATGAACATGTTTAGGCATTTTTTTTCATCTTCATTTAGCTTGTGTGCTTCTTTGATTTTATTTTCGGTTTCTTTATCTATGCTGCTTTCTTCTTCTTCAAAGATTACGCTTACTGACACTCCGAGAGTTTTCGCTAGTTTTAAGATCTGACTAGCTTTTGGTTCTGTTTTTCCGCTTTCCCATTTCAGTATCGTTTGTTGAGCTACTCCCATCATCTTCGCCATATCTTCCTGTCTTAAACCTTTATTTTCTCTTAGCTCTTTAATTATGTTGCTCATCATGTGTTTTTTACTCGTATGTATCAGTTAGTTTAATTATAACCCCTGTTTTTATGTACATTTGCTTGCCTATACATAAAAGTATATGTAATGTGTATCTTAATATGTACTTGACAGGTTTTTTTGTAATGATTGATATGTTGAAAATATCGATACCTTTTAAGCGTGAATTCGTTACTAACACTCGCGTTTCTAAGACTGGCGAATGTATTGAGTACGTCAATATTATTGAGTGCTCTCGTCGCGGTATCGGTCTTGAAGCTAAGTCTGTTCATTACAAGGGTGGGGAGCTAGATAATAAATATGAAGTTGCTGATTTGCGTCACCCTTACGAGTCTCTTCCTACTCACTTCACTGGTATAGCTTTTAAGATTTTTCAAGGCACTTTACATCGTTCCCCTTGTATCGAGCTAAAAGGATCTCCTGCAAAAATCATCCAAGGTCATAACGTTTTTGGATCTACTTCTATAGCTCTTGGCTCTGATGAAATGCTTTCAGCTTTTGTTGATAACTATCCTGATGTTTGGGACATGCTAGAACATACGCAAGCTACTCTTGATAGCCTTGATTCTACTTACTCTGCTCGTGTTGAAAACGAAAATAAGGCAAAGCAAGTTATTAATTGTCTTAAAAATGTATCGAATAATCAGATGAGAAAAAGTGTTCGAAATGAACATGAAACGACTTGTTACTTTACTCAAAACTCACGTCATTGTGATCGCAAAGCCTATTTGAAATATCCAGAATTTAACAATCAACTTTCTAAATTGAGAGCATTACAGGTGTCTGGTGTGACTGAGTATGATCGTGTTCTAGATGTTATGTCTAACCCTCAATTGATTAATTTTGCTCGAAATCTTGTGCGCTTTGAGGCTAGTGCTCATCGTCGTTATCTCGATGCAATGGAAATACCTAAGAATTTATTACAAGCAATTAGATACCAACAAAACTACGAAAAAGACGGAAAATCACTAATTCAAGATATTTGGCTAAAAGCATTTACCCCATTACTTCAAGCTCTGGAGGGACAAAGAATGAACATATTTAATGATGAAGAAATACATAAAAAGTTAAAGCACCTTTACTTGAAAACAACTCCTAAGGGCAATGTCTCTTTTGCTAAAGCAGATAGAATTTTCCGTTTCTATCGTTCTTTGGTTGCTGATGGTTATGATTCTGTTAAGTGTTCTTATTCTTCTCCTAGAACTTTTTACGATCATTTGAATGAGCTTTTAAATGCAGGTTTTAGTAAGGCTCAATTACAAAATTTACAAGGCAATGGAAAAGATAATGTGATTCCTTTGCTTCAAGTTATAGATGTTGATTTTTCTAATCAGCGTCCTGATTGGTACGTCGAACCAGAAATCGGCATCTTAAGTAAACAATATGGTTTTGATACTTCAAACGTAATTAGATTAAGCGCATAGGAATAAAAAATGAAAAACGGTTTATTAGTTGAAATTTTCAAAGAGAACGAAGTCATTGACCCTCGAACTGTCCCTACTAAAAATGGCCCTATGACTTTTTATAGTCAAATTGGTTATGTTGATTTAGGCGGTAAATTTCCTGTTGAGTTTCAAATCCCTTTGCAAGAGGGGCAGCCTTTTTATACGGCAGGGAAGTATAACGTTCTAATGTCTAAATCGTGTTCAGTTAGTCAGCATGGCCGTCTTGAGTTTGCTCGTGAAATGTTTTTGATTCCTGCTAATTCTTAGGTCATTTGATGGATATTGATGAGGTGATGCGTTTGCTAGATGAAAGAATAGAGTTGCTAATTAAGCGTGCTGTTTTGGATGAGAATAATCCTAAGCATGCTGCTGGTATCTTAGCGCTTTACGAATTCAAGCAAAGCATTACACCAAAAAATCAATAGGTAATATTTATGTCTATTTGCGTGACTGTTATTGATGGGATTTTGCAACAATCATCGGGGGATGTTTGTGAGTATGTCTTGGTCTCTAAAGAACAGTTAACGCACTTGGTTGATGGTCAATTTGATTGGTCATTACTTGAATTCGACAAATCATTGTATGAATTCGTTGTCGGTCAGAGCTTGGCAACCTTTGTTGGTGGTCATGTTCTAGGCCGTGTATTAAAACACTTTCGTTAATCCATTTAGGAAAATTATTATGTTGAAATTACGTCAATTGGTTAGCAATAAAATCCTTGTTGCTTCTGTCGCTCTTACTTCTGGCTCTGCTTTTGCTGAAGGTGCAAATGAAACCGCTATTACTGCCGCTGTCGATGCGGGCAAATCGATGGTTAGCCTTACCACTTCTGGTGTAATTGGTATTGCTGCTCTGGGCTTTGGTCTTGGGATGGTGGTTGCTTGGCTCCGTAAGTAATGATTATCTCCGTTGTTCTTGGCTCTCTAACGTGTGCCTCATTCCTTTATGGGGTTTACACCGGAGTCATAGCAGGTTGATTGATTGGGAGCTTCGGCTCCCTTTTTTGTAGGCTAAATTGATGAGAATTAAACAAACCATTGCACTAATGTCGCTATTAATGAGTATTTCTTTTAGTGCGCTTTCTGGCATCAAAATTTCTAGTGGTGTTAATGCTGGAGAGGTCTATTCTTCAACGGCTGCTTATATTGAGGTCATGACAAATAAATGTCTTTCCTTTTCTAGCTATCGTGAAGCCCCTTATAAGTTTTTTACTTCTGGTACAGCTAACAGCACTAAGTTTAGTTTTCATGGTTCTACTTATACTGATTCATCGTGCACAAAAGTTTATACCGCTCGTTACCTTATGACCAAAAGTTTTACAAAAGAAGAATGTGCACCACCTGCTCAATTTAATGAAGCAGGTTTATGTGAAGAGCCTTCTTGTGACGATGTGAAAGGAGAAAGCTTAGGAACGATTACTTTCCCTGCTGGTACTCGTGACGTTGCTGCAATTTGTAGAAATTCCTGTAGAGCTAATTCAAGCCTTTTTTTTCCTGCTGCTAATCCCCCATATGGTGTTTTTAAGTATACGGGTAATGCTTGCGATGGTTCAGAGTCATCGGGTGGTGACGGTTCTACTGGCGGTGGTGAAACTGGTGGTGGTGAGACTGGCGGTGGTGAAACTGGCGGTGGTGAGACTGGTGGTGGTGAGACTGGCGGTGGTGAAACTGGTGGTGGTGAGACTGGCGGTGGTGAAACTGGCGGTGGTGAGACTGGTGGTGGTGAGACTGGCGGTGGTGAGACTGGCGGTGGTGAAACTGGTGGTGGTGAGACTGGCGGTGGTGAAACTGGTGGTGGTGAAACTGGTGGTGGTGAGACTGGCGGTGGCGGCTCTACGGGCGGTGGCGGCTCTACGGGCGGTGGCGGCTCTACTGACGGTGACGGTTTAACAAAAGCTCAATTACAAGATGTTCTTCAAGGTTTCTTTGGAAAATCAGGTGCGTTTAATGCACCAGGTCAAGGTGATGGATACGCGACTAATACGGTACTCACTACAGCAGTTGATGATCTAAAAACTGAAATTGATGAATTAGAAGAAACTCTTGAAGGCAAGCTCAAACAGTCTCCTTTGAAGCTCGGTCAAATGTCATTTTCTGATGGTTCATATGAGTCTACAACGTTCTCTTTGAGTCGGTGGCATGTTGATGTCGGGTTCAACTTGTTCAGTTCTTTAGGCTCCAACAACACCAATCTTATTCGAACCGTTATCTTATTCATCGCCACTCTATTAGCTGGCTTTATCTTGCTTTCTTCTGGTCGCTCTAAGGTATAAATCATGGAATATTTCTACAGCGCACTTGATTACATTGTTACTGTCTTTGGCAGTATTTACGACTTCTTCGCTTCGATACCTGACTTGTTTTTGGATGTGTTCACCTATGCATGGTTTTGGTTCATTAAGCTCTATATCTACCTAAAAATTCAAATGCTCGAAATGGCCTATAACGTTGCCTCCTTGCTGCTTTCTGAATATGAGGTCTACACGGTGTTGAACATGGCCTTTAATAAGCTTCCCTCGGACTTACGCTTTGCCTGTTACCAGTTCGGCATTGTCGATTCAATTAGAATTGTTGTTGATGCGTTTGCTACGGCATTTGTGCTTAGAATTATGGGGTGGTGATATGGCTGTTTCCTTTCGTCATGGCTCTAACGGGGCTTATAAAACGGCTTACGTTACATGGTTCGAAGTGCTTCCTGCTCTACGTGAGGGGCGCATTGTGGTCACTAATATTGAGGGTTTGAAACCTAAAGAATCTATTGAAGAATTGTTAGGTGAAAAGTTTCCGGATTCTTCTCGTTTGATTCGAATCTTTTCGCGATCTTCTGAGGGGGTGATGCTTTGGCAAAACTGGTTTAACTGGATGCCAATTGGGGCATTCATTGTTATTGATGAGTGTCAGGATTTATATTGTTCTGAAGCTGGATTCAAGCGTGAGAAGTTTTTAAGAAGACCGCTCTCAGAATTCGTTGATTATCTACCTAAAGACTTTTCAGAATTGTTCTATTCTCGTTGGCTTCCGGTTGACCCTGATTCTTTCGAAGTAGGGGATGTTGATGATTGTGAACGTACTCAGTTTGATGAAAACAATAGACTTCTTTACCCGTTCGATTTTTATGGCGCATTCACGCGACATAGAAAATACCAATGGGATATTGTCATGCTTACACCTGATTACACTGCAATTCCCACTTGGCTAAAAGGGTGTGCCGGTGAAGCTTATTCCCATCGCTCTACGGATACGTTCTTTCGAAGTCGTAAACCTCGAATCTATAATCATTCTCCTAAGTCAACTAAGACAGCTCCGTCCACTAAGGCAGATATGGCTAGTAGTTCGATTAAGAAAATTCCTATTGATGTATTCGCGCTTTATAAGTCTACGGGAACGGGAGGCTTTAACGCGACTAAGTCTGATATCTCGGCTTTCAAGTCTCCAAAATTCATTCTTGCGATTCTTATCGGTGTCGCGGCCATTGGCAAATTTATATGGGATTTATCTTATGTACTATCTGATTCTGATGTGGGTGAAGTTCAAACGGTTGATTCGCCAGCTTCCGTTCCCGACTCGGATACTCTATCCAATTCGACTAGCGGTTCAGTATCTGAAAATTTTCTTATCGAAGATGGGGAAAGTTCTGTTCGGGTGGGTTCTAGCGATGCTACTTCTCAAGGTTCTTTTGAAAGTCTTCCTGATGTTGTGAATCCTTTCTTTGATGCTTTTCCAGTATTCAACGGCTCTACAGCGGTCTATCTTACGTCCGTAAATAGAACGGTTTACCCAAAGGGCTTTGGTGAGTATTCGGATTTTGTCTTTAGGATAGATAAAGGGGCAGATACTTTTTATATACGCTCGGCTGTTTTGAATCGCTATGGTTACCGCTTTGAATTGATTGATGATTGTTTGATTCAAGTGCGCTCTAAATCAGTGTCGAGGGTTTTAACGTGTCCACCTACATCGAGTGGTGTTGCTATTGCTTCAGACAGTAGTGAATTGATGAGTGGTAGGGTTGATAATGTTCAAAAGTCTGTAGATATATTCAATCTTAGTAAGAAACAAGCCCCGCAGGGATAAGCGAACATGATCATGTTAAGGGGTTGATTTAGGTTGTTGAGCGATAAGCAGCGAAGCGTAGTTATGATGGAGAGCAAAACGAACCCCCTTCATTTTGCTAGGCGCTTTTTAAATTTGGGCAGGCTTCGTTGAGTGTCGATTGGTGGTTATAGTTTTACCGGAGGTTTTAAAGCGTATGGAAAGTATTGTGTTGACGGCTGATCAGGTAGAGGCGATTGCTGAGGCTTTTGCTATCTATGGTTTTATTGGTGTTCTAGGTGCTTTGTTTTTTTATGATTTGCTGGCTTTTATTGCTTGTCGAACTATTAGTCGGTTTAGGTCATTTGTTGAAAAGCCTATTTACACTGATATTAGTGAACGCAGAGCTAGGGCTAAGGTTTCTCGCTAAGTGCGTATTATGGGTCTAAATTATGTTGAGTGGTT